GCGGTAACGGATCTCTCGTATCTGTGTAGGCATACTCTATCTCTATTTACGTGGTGGCTGGATCTCGTAGTAGGTGGTGCTGGCTATCTGACGACGCTTGACGTAGAGCTGGGCCACCTCGTCCTCGATGTCGTAGCGGTAGAGGATAGCGGCAGCCGTAGGTGTCAGGCTCTCGAAGCCGTGGGTCTTGGTGTTCTCGTTGTGCTGTAGCACTGGAGCCGCCTTGAGCTGAGCCTCTGATGCATCTGCGGGGAGGAAGGAGAAGCCGTAGGTGGCATTCGATGGTATCGAGAATACAAGCATACGTCTGCCGACAGCCTTCTCCCCTCCCATTTCTCGCAGTAGCCGAGGTGATAGTGTTATTGAGGAGTCGCGCGAGTCGATGGTGACAAGGCGTTTGCGCTGGTCGAGGAGCTTCTTAAACATAGGGTTGGATGTTGGTTATCTTGGTGCGGCTTCGGAATGAGATCGTCTTGATGAAGTTAAACGACCTGTTCGACGCAAGGCTCTCTCGGTGGATCCTCGCATCCTCCTTTGTCTCGAAGATGTGGGAGGCTATCTCGCAGTTGCGCGTGCCTATGTGGTAGACGATGTTCGCATAGTAGCGACGACCGAGGATATGGTCAATGATTAGTGATAGTAGGTTCATAGCTCTGCTTTTGAAGTAGCCCCCTCTCCGCTTGTCGTATGCAGAGAGGGGGCTGGGTTAGTTACTCTTTGGGGGTGTTGTGTAGTGCGTCGAGGAAGCTCTCGGCTACTGCCTTGCCGTAGTGGTCTGAGAATACCCCGTGGAAGTCGATAGTGAGGCGTGAGCCCTTCATTGAGAAGATTGTGCCCGTGGCATCATCTATGCCAACCTTGAGCCCTCTGCTTATCTCCGTCCACTTTATGCGAGGGTGTGAGATCTTCATGGCTATGCAGCTTTGATGATGTCTACAATGTCGAGGACTCGAGCGTCGGTGACGTCTTGAATACGTCCGTAGCTCGCCATGTCGCTGGCCTCCATGATGGACAGCTCCTTGACAAGCGTCTTTCGTGTGACCTTCTTGCCGTCCACCTCGTCGACGACACTCACGATATAGTAGCCTGCAGACGTGCTGTCCACGTCCAGCCCCATGGTGTCGTTTACCCCTAACGGCTTTAGGCTCTTGATTGTCACGGGCGATGGCGTGAGCTCGTTGAGGTACTCCAGCGTGCGGGCCTCTGCCTCTGTGTAGGAGGCTGCATTGACGAGGTAGGTCTCGGTGATTTTCTTGTCCTCCAGGTTATGGTAGGATACTCGTGCGATAAATAGGTCCATGTTAGTTTGTGTTAGTTTTCTATCTGTTCTTTACTCTGTCACCTACATTTAGGGCCTCTCTTTAGTGGGTATTGTCTCTTCATGTCGTTGCTTGGTTAGAGTGCGCCCTGCGCTGATCTCCCCAAGGAGGTGTATAGCAGGGGAGGCTTGACCCCAGCAGGGCGCACTCGTGGTTAGTTAATAATTTCGAGGAGGTACAACTGAGGCATCCCAGTAAAGATTATTATTATACACAAGGTCAAATAGGTCCTCATCGGTAGACTCTAATACCCATCCACCTCTCCTCCATACGACCTTGTCGTCTATCTCTATGGATTGAGCGTTCCCGCTTTCGTCCATCCACTGATACCCCCCGACTATCTGGCTGCCATCAAATATTTTCTGTCCATTTAGATCTATACCTGTATATTGATATATGCCTCTGGCTGCTTCCACTCTTGTTTCTTCGCTCATAATTAGCTACTTAGATATCAGGACGAAGTCAAAGGGAGAGCAATACTCGGGGGAATCAGGAGATAGTCCCTCGTTCTGTTCGTGGGTGTACTCTTCTACCCACTTCCCAGCCTGTCCATAGGTTTCAAACTCTCCGCAGATAGCGTCTGTGAGCCTGTTCTTTACGATGTACTTCATTTTCTTTTCGTTTTAGTGTTGTTCGATTTCACCCTCCTTCTCCATGAGAGGTCGGGGAGTGCGTTGTGGTCGTGATACCCGAGTGCGTGCTTCGACGCGTCCCATTCGGGAGTTGAACTCGGTGAGGCAGTCCACCATGGATTGGTAGACCTCGTTCTGCCCTTTGCAGCAGTCCCGCAGCGTCGTGTAGTCCTCGGTCAGCTTAGCGATGTCGGACTTCAGGTTGGCGTGCATGCTGTCGGAAAGGCGGATGCGGGAGTGGATAGCCCAAATGAAGTAGGCTGCGGTCAGGGCGCATACTATGAGTAGGCCCAGTGTTACGTATGTCATCCGTTAAATCCTTTGATAGGTGTAGCGATGTGGTGGATAGCGAGGAGCAGCGCGTCGCGGTCCTCCTGATTGGTGGCCCTTTGCTTGTGCTTCGGCAGTGTGAGTCGGTGACGCTTGCATACCATCAGAAGCTCCTCGTGTGTGATCTTCCCGTTCTTCCCCTTCCACACCTTGCGGAGCGGAGGCTGGCAGATGAGCGGGAACTCGTAGTCGGTGATTAGGTCACGCAGGATCTCTCCAACCATGGCGCAGCGTCCGACGTTGTAGCCCGTCTTGGCTATTGCCTGAGCTTGCACCTGTCTTCCGATGTGTCGGTTGTGCGATGTCCCCCACACATTCTCGAGGACGAAGCGGTAGGAGTAGTCGGTATCGAGATACTGCTCGTCTACCTCGTTGCGCCATTCCTGGAGCAAGCGTACGATCTTGGGGATTGTCAGCTGCTCCAGGTGGATAGTGCGGTCGGTGATGTTGATGCAGGCCCAGCCAGACCCCTGAGTGTCAGGGTCGATGCCGATGATGATCTGCTTCTTTGGGCGGGTGGTTAGGTCGTTGCTCATGATTTGTACACCTCATTCTCCCCGTAGATACATGTCAATCGGAATAAGACTGACTCGATGAACTTTCGTCTCCACAGGTCTTGGTCTTCCAATGGGCCGACAAGAGAAGTATTTAAAAATAAGTCGTAGTCATTGCAGGTTAAGGCGAAGTCTACCTTTTCCCCCTGCTTCCACCCTGGTACTTTGATGAGAGCTATGCTTAGGCCGCTTTCAAAAACTTCCTCAAGATGCAGAGTCAAGTCGAACTGAACGAAGCCATTGGGCATAATCATATTGTAATCGACGATATTGGAAAGGTCCTCGATTGATATGCCGTCCTTGCCTTCTTTCTTGCGAGCCTCCAAAAGATCCAAGAGCTTCCTGGGTGTTCCCTTCTTCAAACAGATAAGCACCTTATTGTGAATATCCATAAGCCTCTCCGCTTCCTTCTTGCTCTTTTCGCCAATAAAGTTTAGGCTGGCGATCATTGTCTTTCCGTCTTCCATATTCGTCTGCTATTAGAAGGGTAGATCATCAGCGACTCCCGCTTGTGGTGCGGGTGCTGGTTGTGGTTGCGCAGGGGCGGCAGCTGGTGCGGGGGCGACCTGCTGTGGTGCGGGCGCTGCTGGTTGTGCTCCTGTCTGTACGATGTTCCACGCCTTGATCTCGGTGTACCATCGTCCGTTGAACTCTCGGCTATCGATGTCGACGGAGACCATCACGACCTGCCCCACCTGAGGGATCTTGGCTACGTTGTCCCCGAAGAGTGAGATACATACCTTGCGAGGGTATTGCCCGCCCTGATCGAGGACGAACTCCTGCTTCTGCCATGGGTTGCCCGCCTTGGATGTTCCTGTTTGGATTGGGAGGACCTGCACGACCTTCCCACTGATATTCATTTCGCTCATATCTCTGTGTGATTAAAGTGTTGTCTGTTCTGTTACTCTGATGAGGTATCCTCTACGGATTAGCTCGTCAGGGGATAGATCGAGGAGGCAGTCGGAGGTGTCTGTACTCGACACGTTGCGCCTTTCCTCTTTCAGGGCATTTGCCTTAGTGAGTCGTCGGTACTTGCCCGCGATAGCTTGCTCGTGGAAAGTGCACCCCGACTCTTCCTTGTACTTTCGGATGCACCCCATAAGTCCAAGGTCGGGTGTTCGCTCGAGCATCACGATGATCTCGTCGATGATTGACGCTGGTATCACGCCATACCCTGCTGGCTTCCCGCCTTGGTGCTCGATGTACCTCGGGTGATGCGTCAGCTTGTGGCAGATGTGGTGGTGTGAATAGCCGTCGTACCTCTTTGCGGCCATCCTCTATGCGGGTGTGGGTCGCATGCCGCCATCGATCACCAGCTGTAAGGCGTAGTCTACGATCTCCTCGAGAGGTGTGTTTCGCTCGATCATGGTTAAGATTGGCTAATAACTCGTGCCATCTTGCTCTGTTGCCATCGCTCTTGTATCTCCTTCTCTGCAGCGGAGACGTCGGCCTTGCACTGCTTGAGCTTCTCAGAGAAGTAGGCGTGTACCTTTGGTGTCGTGGATCTACCGATGATTGCAGGGAGTGCCTCGATGTGCACATTGAGGTTGCGGATGCGATCCCGCAGGTCCTTGTCAGTGAGTTCGTCGAAGTTGTTGAAGTTGTAACAGATGTCTTGCATAAGCGTTTGAGGTTATGACCTCGGCTGTGCTGACGCCAGTCGGTGGTCTGTTGATGATAAGTGGACTATGACGCAGTCGCCTTGGATGCGAGAAGCGGTGCGGTCGTCGTAGAGGTTAGGACCGCTCAGTGCGTCGGGTGGATAGTTACTGGTGATGACCATCGGTCGGCTAAGACGCTCTCCGTGCTGGTCGCTACGTCGGCAGATGATTGACGCTATGACGCTTGATCGTGAGCCATAGTACTGCGCCTCCTTGGGTTCTGTTCCGAGGTCTCCGATGTGCAGGACGAGGCGTCCTTCATCGAGATACTTCCCTGTCTCCTGGTAGTGTGCGGTGTAGTCCCTGGCATGGGTCTCGCCATGGGTGGCACTGCTCCACAGCAGGGGGAGATATGCTACTTTCCATTTGTCGCGATCCCTGTCGTACAACCAAAAGGGGCGGTGCACCCCGAGGATCTTGGAGAGGCGTTGAAGTAGTCGCACCAGCATGGTCTTCCCCGATCCCGTAGGACCCCACACGTACAAACCTCCGAAGGGGTTAGTGCAGGATGGGGAAGCGAGTAGCCAGGCGAGTGCTTTGCGGTATGCCTGTATCTCGTCGGGCGATAGGTCGAAAGCTGGGGTCTCACGTCGTCCCAACTCGAGGAGGATGTCGAACGCGTCGTCGAAGGTGGCGAGGTGCTTCATCGGCCGTGGATTATACCCCTCGAAGGTGACGGGTTCGAGGGTTGCAAGCAGTTCTTCTTTCGTGAATGGCATTGTGTCGTTGTGTTAGTCGGGATAGTTAGCGTACTTCTCGGGGAAGTTGCGTTTGAGTACCGCTCGGTTGTCGTGGTCAAGAGCCAGCCACTTAGCCATTTCATCCTGTGGCGTGCTCGGTGGCGCGCTTCGCTCAGGGTGGTATTCGGCATTGGTGTAGGTTGGTCGAGATTGCGAAGCTCGGGGGAATAGCGACTGCCGTTTGGCGTCCTCTTCCTTCTGACGCTTGTGCCAGGTGACCAGCGCGCTCTTCCAGCTCTTCATCTTGTTAGGGCCAACGCGCCAGCCGTTGCTCTCGTAGTGGGCTATGAACCTCTCGGGGTCCACTGCATAGCCTAACCTCTCTACCTCGTCTCTGACTTCATCCAGGGAGGGAGGGGAAAAGCGCGTCGCTTTTTCCCCCTCTCTCTCTAAGTCTTCTTGTCTTATAGTCTTGGGGGCTTTGCCCCCCCTATTATCCCCCCCATTGACCTTACTTTTTTGGGGGTCTACCTTACTTTTACCTTCCTCACTACCTTCCTCTACCTTACTTTCTACCTTGGTCGTACCTTCCCTTACCTTACTCTCTACCTTACTTTTACCTTGGTCTACCTTACTTGTACCTTCCTCTGTACCTTCCTTTACCTTGGTGCTACCTTCCTCGCTACCTTCCTCTACCTTACTTTCTACCTTGGTAGGTCTGTACTTTCTACCACCCTTCGCCATGCGTTCGCGGGCCTCGGGAGATAGCTGTCGCTTGGATCGGTAGGTGGTTGGCTCGTCGCTTGGCTCTTCCTCGGTGTGACTCTTCTTGATCACCCCCTCGTGGAAGTCTCGGAAGAGTCGTCGTGAGTAGAAGTATTCGCGGTCATCATCACCCATCTCGATGACGAAGAGATCGAAGTCATGTATGATCGACCATATCATGGAGTACTTCTTCGTGTGGATGAGTGCGGCTACGTAGTACTCGTCGAATTGCATTCGAGGCTCTTTACCTTCGTCTGCTGATAGCTGGCTGAGGAGCTCAATGATGAGCCAGTAGTTGCCATAGCCCTCCGCGCCATGTACCGCCATGAGTCGTCGGAGCTTTAGGTCTAAGCTGGCATGAATATCGTGGCGAAAATATCTGTCGGAGCACATACACATTGTATATATGAGGTGTTACTATTTACGTCTCATCTTCTCGGCTCTCTTTTTGAGGTCGTTGAAGATCGTCGTGTCGAGGATTATTGTCGAGCGTCCTTCCTGGGTGAAGGCTTCGGGATAGTCTTTGATGCGTTGTCTGAGTGTAGCTGAGTTGCGTATGCCGAGATACGCCATCACTTCCTTGCGTCCGCTGATGGTGCGATGCTGTGGCTCTTGTCGATGCCTCAGCTCTTCTCTGAGTGTCTCAGCTCCCTCTCGCATGGCATTCATGATGAGCTGCCGTAGATCTTCGGGCGTCATCTGAATGGTTACGGGGGCGTAGGTCTGTGTGGTTGGCATATCAGAATGGTGTCTTATTGATCTCTATTGTCATGTCGGGTGCTGCTATCATCGTGGGCAGCCCCGTCGCCTCTTCGATTGATTGGCGGCAACGCTCTGCATTGGTGTTGCCTGCGGAGAGGTGTATGAGTATGATTTGTCGGGAAGTGGATAGGTCGGAAGCCTGTAGGGTCTTGACGCAGGTCTCCAAGCTCATGTGCGATCGCAGAGTACGGTGGTATTGCGCTGGGTGAATAGCACCTGAGGCGAGTCTGTCGTCGATGATGTCGGAGCAGTAGTTGCATTCGATGAGCCAGTGGGTGACTCTTGGGAAGCGGTATCGGAGGAGGTAGGAGTCGGTGATGAAGAGCAGCCTACCCATTTCTTCGTGCTCAATGAGGAAGCCGAGGGGCTCGCGTGCATCGTGCTTGATGTCGAAGGGGAGGACGGAAAAGCTACCTACCTTGAAGGCTTGCTTGCTTGCAATCGGTCGGAGCATCGGGTCGTCTCCGAGGTGTAAGGCCTCAGCGGTGCCGCTGGAGCAGTAGAGCGGTATGCGTGAGCTGGTGACCCAGCGGGCCTCGCGGGCATGGTCTCCATGCTCGTGTGATAGGAGACACCCCGCGAGGTGCTGTAGGTCGAAGTCCAGGGACTGGAGTAGCTGCTGCTTCTTGACTCCGCATTCGATGAGGAGCGTTTCCCCTGACGACGTACGAAGTATGTAGGCATTGCCTGCGCTGCTCGATCCGAGGACTGAGAGAGTCATTAGAATGGTGCTTTTACTTGTGCTGCCTGGGGATTGCCTTCTGCCTTTGCTTCGGTAGCTGGTGGCGTGGTAGGCGTTGCCGTGGGTGGCTCGTAGATCTCGCCCGTCTCTCCGTCGAAGTCGAGGGGCTCGCTTGCGGTCTTGCTCTCTACTTCGTGTGTCACATCCTCCACAGAGTCGTATTCGTCGTGGTCTACATAGTGTGCTTCGCCTCGCTCATCGATGACAGCTTGGTCGCTCTTGATAGCGTTCTGCATCTCTACTGAGAGTGGAGCGTACTTACTTAGCAGGAGCTTCAGTACGGTCTTCTTCGCCATAGCGTCAAAGTCCGTTGTCCACTTACTGGAGGCCTTTACCCAAGCCTTCGTGCTCTTGTAGGTCTCGGAGTATCGGAGGGCGTGGGCTTCGACTTCGTCACGTGTCATATATAGGCACTTCGAGAAGCCGTTGGTCAGGCGGAAGTAAGCGACGTAGCCTATGATGGGGAGCGTCTCTCGGTTGGGCTTGGCTGCGAAGCGGGTCTCCCCTGTGAGGAGGTCGAAGTCTTGAAGTTCACCCTCTCTGACTTCGGTGACATTGATCGCTTGGAACTGGCCGCTTCGGATGGCGAGCTGTACGAAGCCCTTGTATCCCAGCTGGAACTGCGCCTGTGCTGTGCCGTTCTTACGGTTGTAAGGGATGACGTAGGCAAAGCCGAGGTTTGGATCGAGTGGCAGATCAAGGGCGGTCGCCTTGATCCCTGCATAGATGATCGTCAGCGGTTCGCAGGCTTGTAGCCCCGTGCTATTTGCCACCAGCGCTGTGATATTGTTCACGAAAGAGGACTTCTTCGCAGAGAGCACCTGCTGGAGGTAGTCCTGGGTGCGCTGGTCAGCGAGGGTCTTGTTGAAGCCCCTGAGCGTGTTGGCTTGGGGCTGTGCTACCGCAGGAGCGGTGGTTGTCTGTGGTGTCATGTTGTCTTAATTGATATGTGTGACGTTTAACTCCTTGTCGTCGGAGACTCGGAGTAGAATGATCTGTGATGTGAGGTCTTCGGGGAGCGTCTGTATGCTCTCGCTGTTGTCTACGAAGACGGGCGCGCATACCTGGTGGTGCTCGCTGAGGACTCGTATGATCTCGAGCCCTGCTGTGATGCGGCTTGCGGTGTTGGCTGCCGTAATGGGCACTCCGTTTACCAGCGGCTGGCAGGTCTCCGAGGGGAACTCGCGAGCCTTGTCGTCTATGGTGTACTCGAAGAGGCGGAAGGTCACGCCACGGAAGCGTGAGTTGATCACTCGCTCGCACTCCTCTACCTGATGCAGTGCCAGGCGTGTGGCTTCGTACTCCTCCTTCTCTGCGTCGGCTATCTGCTGTGCGATTGCCTTGGCTTCATCCTCTAGGACCTTGATGCGGTCTGTGTAGTCGTCCCACTGATCCTGTGAGGCGAGTAGCTTCTTGATCTCGTCGCGTCGGTCGGATAGCTTCTTGCGCTTGGCTGTGTATGCTTCGGTGCTGTCGGTCTCGATCGTTGCGTTGTCGGCTTGATTGAGTAGCTCCTGGATTTGCTTCTCGAGTTCGTTGTAGCCTGGGAGCTGCTCGGCTGGTGTGGGCTTTACGGCTTCCTCTTCGGGGAGATCGAGGAGCTCGGCTTGCTGCTTGATGAGTAACGTATTAAGCTTGTCGGCTTCCTCCTCTCTCTGTAAGATGAGAGCGACGCAGTTGTCGGTAGATGCTTCGCACTGGGTGAGCTGTTCTTTGAGAGCTGCTCCGCTTTGTGCGAGTGCGTCGAGTCGTGCTTTCTTCTCGCTCTGCCATACTGCCTCAGCCTTTGCGATCTGCTCGTCGGGGAGTTGCTGGTGGCAGTGTGGGCAGGTGGTCTCACCATTATATATGGTAGCGTGGAGTGTCATCCACTCTTCGCGCATGGTGAGCACCTGGGCATTGAGCTTTACTTTATTCGCAGCGAGCACTTCGCGCTTACCATTGAGTGAGGAGACCTCGCTCTTGGCCCGCTCGATGAGCTGCTTCGTCTCGTCGATCTTGTGCTGGAGCTCTCGACGATGTGTGCCTCGCTGGTAGGTCTCTTCGTCGGCTCGCTTGTGCTCCTCGGCGATGAGCTTGCGCTGTCGGCTTCGGAGCTCCTGGATCTTGGCCTCTCGCTCGCTGGCCTCCTTATCCTGCTTGCGCAGTCGCTCGGAGCTGCTGGCGATTGCCTTATCTATATCGGTAAGCTCAGCTTCGATACCAGCAAGCTCAGGCTCGAGTGTCTTGCGATCCTGCCATTGTGGTAGCAGGATGCGCGTCTGATCGATCTTCGGCTGGATCTTTGCTGCGTCCTCCTTGAGCTTCTTCTTGCGAGCTGCGATGCGTCTGCGGAAGTCTGCCAGACTCTTACCATTGAGCTTGTCTACCAGCCCCTGCCACTCGGGAGAGGATGCTGCGATCTCCTCGATGCTTGGCGTGTGTGCCACGTCGAAGAGGATAGCGCGCTGGTCCTCCCACTTCAAGGAGGCGAAGTACTCGGGGTTGGTGAGCAGCTTGAATGTCGTCTCGTCGATTAGAGCGGAGAGACGCTTGCCAAACTCCGTTACGCTGACTGGGACGTCGTCCCAGTAGCAGTCGGTGTGGTGGCCTCGGAAGACCTCCTCGGCTTGTCCGCGGGGCTTGACCCACTCCTCTACATAAGCGCGTCGGAGTGTGAGCGGCTCGCCATCGACGGAGAGCGTCAAGGATACTTCGCAGGGGGCTTTGTCTGTGGTGCTGCCACCCTCGTCGTAGCTCTTGATGTCCTCGTCCTTGCGTCCGTTGCGGTCCTTACCGAACAGACACCAAAGGAAGGCGTCAAGGTGGCGACTCTTGCCTGAGCCGTTAGGCCCTGCAATGATTGTCTCGTTGGGTGAGAAGGTGGTGGTGCGTTCTCGCTCACCCCTGAACCCTATCATGGTGAGCGATGTCAATCGAATTGTCTTCATAATGTGTCGTGTATTAATGAGTGTCTACTTTGTGGCGCGCTATTGCTCACCCCTGATGTGAGTTGGGTGTTTGTTGCTAACTTAGCGCAGTGTTAATTCCCTTAATGTCTAATTTTAATTTCCCAATCTTATGAGTAAGACAGGAAAGCAGTCTACCTACCGAAGTGCAGAGACTGGTCGCTATGTCACCAAAGACTATGCGGATCGCCATCCTAAAACGACGGTCAAGGAGACTGATCGAAAGCGGGGATAGTCCCCAGCTTTGAGCCCGCCTCAAAGGCGAGGTATTCGATGAGATAGGCATAGGCCTCTTCGCTCTTAGGGCAGAGGCTTATGCCTATACTCTTTAGGATCTCTATCGAGGCATGCACGACCTCGTGTGTGATAGTCGAATGGGTCACTCTGAGTGATAGCCCCTGGCGTATCCATACGACAGAAAGACCTGAGTTCGTAGTGAAGTGTCTCCCGCGCTCATTGACCTTGGGGGTGGCTCTAATTAGATCTTCCTTCTCACCCTCTTCCAGCTGGTCACTGATAGCATCTATAGCTTGCTCCCAGGTGGAGATGATGATCCCCATATCTCGCATATAGACGTCTATGGGGATGATGAATAGCTCATTTTCTATGATCATGATGTTGCGGTGGATTGTGGTAATGTTGTCTACTTTGTTGCGTGGTTGTGCTCTCCCGAGTTGGCCACGCTCGTACATTGCTGGCGGGTGCGCCCTCACGGGCTTGCCGTCATAAAACGATAGATAAGATTCATCAGTATCGGGTCTGCTGGCCCGATGGGGAGCCGCTCGAAATTGCGGCTGAGTGTCTACTTTTTTTGGTAGCCCTACTCTCCCGAGCAAGACTACCCATTTAACTTAACTAAACAGCAATGTCAGTAATGAAAAAAACCACTTTGTGTGGCGGCCGCGCCCCTTAAAACACGACCGCCATTCTCAACACAATACACATACGCTAAACAATCCGCATGTTGCTCTTACAATTAGTAGTCATCCCCGTCTCTGTTGTCGTACAGCTCCTTGAATGTGAAGGGAAATATCGCAGGTGCGAAGATCTGAATGATGATGCGGGGCATATCATTGAAGTGCCAGCCCATAGCGTAGACGGCGAAGGAGAGGAGGGTGAGGATAAGCGAGCAGGTGAGCGTCGCCTTCATCGAAATCTTACGTGTCATAGTCGTATCTCTTATTATTATATGTAGTGTCGTCAGGAGGCTTCCGAGCCTCGGGTGTTCCGTGCCTGCCACGGCTTCGCTCTTTGCGCAATAGGCCAAAGACTAACGACAATGGTTAATCACTCGCGGGCCTTGCACCCGCAGATTATTTCGTATCGCCATTGTTTATATCAAGTATGTCAAAGATCGCGGAGGAATGAGGGCTTAACCCTCGGCAGGTGCACAGCCTGTTAACCCTGTAGGTATTTATACACCGTAGAGCGAGCGAGCTTGTATTTCACTCGTAGACTGTGCACGGCATCTTCTGTTCCCATGCCTTCGTCTTTCATCTTCGCGAACGCTGCTCTGATTTTATCTGCGCGCTCTGCGAGTATCTTAGACTTTGGCTTGAGGGCTCTTCGCTTTGCCATAGAGGTCTACTTGTTTTGTATTTCGTTATCTTTGTCGGTGTCTATTTTTAGACCCGAGGTTGTTGTCCTCTCTTGGACTACACTACAAAGGTAAACCATTTAGGTTGACCTACCAAATTTTAGTCAACCATTTTTGTGTACCCACACTGTAAAGCATTGCAAATCTGCATCTTATGGGAGATAAAAATTTTTCCGCACTGGCGGAATATTTCAAGAGTAAGGGCGTTACACAGCTCGCGATAGCCGAAAAGCTCGGCGTTAGCAAGGCTTATGTCAACGCGCTAATGACTGGGAAGAAGGCCTTTGGTAAATCGCAGGCGGCAAAATGGAGCTCTGAGTTTGGAATTTCAGCTTCGTGGTTGCTTACTGGGGATGGTGATATGTTCACGACCAGCTCCTCAGATAAGCAGAGTGAAGTGAAACGAGAGGAAGAGGAGTACGAGCTACTCCCCCGCATCACGGAAGACAAGGGGCGGCCCTACTACGACGTGGATTTCCTCGGAGGCTACGGAGAGTTTGCCGACGACCCAGCAAGCGCGCCCGTTGCCTATATGATAGACTACCCACCATACAATAAGGAGGGCGTGTTCTATATGAATGTACGAGGGGATAGCATGTCGCCTGAGATTAACAGCGGTGACTTAGTAGCACTCCGACCTATCGAAGCGTGGTACGACTTCCTTCTCCTCGGGAAGGTCTATGCTATCGTCACGCTATCGGGGCAGCGCACGATCAAGCGTCTGCGTCGCGGTAGTGATAGCGACCACTACATGCTTGAACCAATCAACCCAGCATACGAGAGCCAGGAGATACCGAAGACACAGATCGAGCGTGTCTTCGAAGTCCTCGGTGGAATACGTAGATATGAATAGCTATGGCAAAAGAAAATCCAGATCCTGTTAAGAGGTCTTACCTATATCGAAGTAACTATGTGTGGTTTGCGTTGGCGTTAAGCCTCGTTTCGCTTGGGTCTACCATATACGTTACATTCTCCTTCCCTATGATGTGGAGCTGGATGGACTATCTATGGCCTATACCTCTATCATCCCTCGCATCACTCCTCCTTATTCTTATCCTTGGGCGTGAAGTCAAAGCCCTCGGGGACCATCGCGTGGACAGCTCCCCTGAATACATTTTGGCGGCTGATGCCAAGAGAATGTTAGCCCACGCTATATTCATTATTGGTACAGGTACATTGATTTCCGCATCAATGGGAGGTAGTGGTAATTTCACATTGCTCATAGGGGGGACTATATTCACTACCGCTGTGATGTTTTCGGTGATCTTCGAAGCAAAAGAAAGGGCGACAAACATCAAATTGGGATCAATATCCTCTCAAGCTGATAAGATCAAGGAGGTGGAGCATCATGTTAATGCCATTAACCACAGACTCAGCGAACAAGAAAAGCTGATGCAGGAGATATTAAAGGAGCTGAAAGAACTCAAGAAGCCTCACTCGAGAGCTAGTGGAGATAAGGAGCTTCAAGATAAGTTGGAGGATCTGTAGCGACTGATGAGTATACCTCCTCCTTTTGACGTATCTTGTAGTACGTCTAACAATACAAGTAAATAGAAGAAGCAATGAACAACGCAGAGTATAGAGAGTTTGTCCACGACCTTATTAAGCGAGGGGATGGGCGTACCTTCCTTAACTCAGATGAAGATCATGCCCTGATCGTACTTACTGAGCTTATTGACAAGGCGCAAAAGGAGTTACTCATCTTTGCTGGTTCGCTGACTGGCAGAGTTGGGAGTGATCCTGCTTATATCATTGCCATAAGTGAATTCATCGAACGTGGAGGTACGCTAAATATTTTACTCAACGACTTTCAGAGAGACAGCATAGAAGCAAAGAACTCGCGCCTCTATCGCCGTCTCTCCTACTACCAGTACGCAGGGAAGCCAGTAGTAGTTAAGCGTACCAACTCTTATCCATACAGAAGTGAAGACCCAAGCCAGAAGCCCGTCCACTTCACCATTGCAGACCGTGATGGATATCGCTTGGAGACTGATATCGAAGAGCGATCAGCGCAATGTAGCGTGAATGACCCTAATGTAGCTAAAGCTCTGGCTGAAGTCTTCGAAGGTGTTTTCAACGATAAAAATTCCGAGGAGATAAACTTCGTTGAATACTTTAATGATGTTGATAAATAGTTTTTCCTCCATCGTACAGCTGGGTATCACGCTATCGATAGGCTTCATTGCTGTTGAGGCAGTCAAAACCTTTACGCAAGTTCTTAGTGAGCGTTTGTTCCGCTTTGAAGCGTTTATTGAGAAAGAATTTGGATTGTGTAAGAAAGCTCTCCTTGATGGTGCTACAGTAAATGCCATTCGTCCAGCAGAGGTCAATGGAAAGAGTACTACGAATAAATTGGAGCAACAAAAACGAGAGCATGAACGACTACTCGCTGAGATTGATAAGGGAATACAGACCTCAAAGGAGGAGGTCTGTGCGCACTGCCAAGCTCGAAGCATGTCTGCTCTGTGTAGCTACCATGCATTCATTGGAGGTTTGACACTTTTGCTTGGTGCGATAGAAGGACGATACCCAATCTTTGCCTTTCAAGCTTTAATGTTCGCTTCTGTTGGCGGTGTTATATACTCGGCTCTTGGGTGGCTTCTGGGAGAGCGCACGTTCAAAAGTAAGCTCCTCTCGTTCTTCTCTCTGACTCATGCTCTATCTTGTGCGTTATTAACGACTGTAGTATCAACGATAGTGGCACTTATAGACCACTTCCTTTTAGGGAACTTACTATACCAGAAACTTTCCTCAGTCCAGTTCTGGTTGCTCCTTATAATCTCTCTCCTGCCTTATTTAAATTTCGCTATCTATGGCTTCAAAATTCGCCTGAAGGCATCCGGTGTCAAGGCACAAGTAATTAGTAAACGAGATGAGTTGAAGCAAGAGTGTGAAAGCAATACAAAAGAATTACGTACGTACCAAGCTATGGGTGAATTTAATACCCTAAGTGTTCGTGCTGGCAAAGAGGATGCTGCCTCACCCTCATAGATCATCTCTTTTGGAAGGAAAGTAGAACCGCACAAAACGAACCTCGGCAATGAAAGCTATCGAACTACTCCTAAGCGGACTGTGCGCCATCTTTGTTGCGCCATCCTCAAAGCCTGACTATGGTGTAGAATGGGCTAAGTCTTATCTCGATCAGTACAAGCGTACGACCGATCGCCAGCGTCTGTCTGGTGACTGGAATGCTGTCAAGGGCGATATGGGACGTGCTTGGAAGAAGATCCTCAGCGACTAACGCAAAGAGTAAAACGACAATGACAACAAACACCGACTACATACGTATCAAACGTGGCACGCCCTATGGTCACACGACAATCGAAGGGGAGCTGACGCTGGTGACCTTCAAGGAGGGTGATGCCTTCGTGGTCTATTGTCCATCGCTTGACATCTCCGACTACGGAGGGGACGAGAGCGAAGCACACAAAAACTTCCGCACCCATTTAGAGATGTACTTTGAGTATGCGGTATCGGAAGGTACGCTCTGGGAAGACCTTCGCTCCCACGGATGGGACGTACGAAGCAAGGCGCAGAAGAAGACCAAGGCTCCCACCTTCGATCAGCTGAAAGATCGTCTGCCCTCCCTTCGACAGATCACCGAGCAAGGAGGCTATGACATCAGCCACCAGCCCATCTCACACCAGCTTAGCCCTGCGGCGTAATGGCTCCGCCTAAGCTGGCGAATATCAGCCTGCGAGACTTCCGCAAAGCATTAGAGCAATTAGGCTGTACGCCCGACACCAAGCGTAAGGGTCGGGGCGGTCACGAGTATTGGCGTCACCCCAAGGCGACACGCCCCATAGTCCTTCAGACGCACGAGTCGCCTGTACCTCTTTTCATCGTGCTGAACATCCTTCGCGATATCGGAGTCAGCAAGGACGAGCTATGGGAGGTGCTGAAGAAATAAAGAACAAAGACAGATAAATATCACTGGAGGCAAAAGCAATGCGAGATAGAGCCAAGAAGCAACATCTTAGTCAGCTGAGGCGTATGCGCTATGCAGAGAGAAGACTCCGCATGGCTTGGTACATTCGCAAGCGTAAGGCTCGACAACGGAGAAGGAATGCCCCTCATATTGAATGGCGTGTAGCTCCATCTGTCTTCTCCATCGTGGATAATGCCATAGAAAGCCTTGGTTATCTATCCTCTTGTGGGGATTTACTTCGACGGGGAATGCACGTAGGATTTGACCTAAAGAGAATCACTCGACTAACCCCTGACATGATCCCCCTACTCATTGCGCTGGTCTGCGATAAAAGCTATACGAAGACTGGAATAATACACGGGAATCAACCCCAAAATCCACAAGCACAAAAGCTGTTTGCCTCATCTGGCTTCTTGAAGTTTGTACGCACTACGAGGGAGAATAGAGAAGAGATCGATCCCGAGCATTGCCTACTAACCAATGACTTAATCTCAGGAGAGGAAGCTGAAGGAAAAGCTTCTGCTGAAATTTGCCAGAGAGTATCGAAGCTGACCTTTGGTGGAGAGAAGATACCAGAAGATTTAGACTTGTACCCGATGGTGATGGAAATCATACTCAACACCAAGAACCACGCTTCTCTACACGAACCTATCAAGTGGTGGATCTACACACATAGCGACACTGCTACAAGCAACACCTCTTGCACCATCCTTGATCTCGGATCAGGCATCTTCGAGGGACGAGGTGGAGAGGTGAAAAACTTTGTTGATTATTTTGTGGGATTATTCAAGAAGCAACCTTCACACAAAGATATCGCAGAGGCAATCTTAGATGGAACAATCATCTCCACTAAGAAGAAGGATCAGGAACGACGAGGCAAAGGGCTTCAGCAGATACTTGATATCAGCAAATCTTGTTATATTGCAAAGGCCGTACTCTATAGTAATGATATCAAGATTGACCTCAAGGACAGGACAAAAGAGATACTTCCAACCAGTTTCCGAGGTACATTCTATCACTTTGAAATAACGAATCACCAAGCATATGTCTAAGACTGAACTCAAGCGTGACGCACATAGCATCACCATCAATATCGCTAAGGACTTCACCGATACACCAGGTGGACGCTATCGCGAAGATGGGGACTTCTCTGGTCAGCAGTTCCTCGAGGAGCTACTAAGGCCTGCCTACGAAGAAGCCAAGCGTGATGGGAAGAAACTCATCATCGAGTTAGATGATGTCTACGGATATCCTTCCAGCTTCGTCTCGGGGTCTTTCGG